GGCTGATTGCGAGGCACAGTTGGATGTAGGTCTTAATCTTGCCCGCGTGGGTCGTGCCGTTGAAGCATCGGAACTCTATCGTGCCTTTTTGCCATACCGCGTGGAGGTTGAGTGCGTGGTATCTGCTGTAGTCGTAGTGTGAGCTTGCTCGGCTCATGTCGCCGTTGTACCATATTCTGCCGACCGCATCCTTGCTCGTAGGCTTTGTTTTGTTGATTTGCTCTACGAACCTCGGTTCTATCTTACCGCAGTAGTTGCTCTCTCGGTGTTGGCTGACGCCGAGTGCTTTGAAGAGGAGGTCTTCCTTGCTTGCCATAATGTTGGCGATGTTTCGGAGCGACCTTGCCGTGTGCGGTGCCGCGTTGATGTGGATGTGGATTCCGCAGGAGCTGTTGGCGATTGCACCTTTGTGTCTCAGCTCTCGGACGATCTCTTGGATGGTCTCGATGTCTTCGTAGGTGCAGATGGGCGATACGAGTTCGCACTTGTACTCGTCATCGTAGGCTCTCTCTCCACTCTTGAGTTCGGCGGTGATGCTTGAGTCGTAGACGAGTTTCCATGTTCTGCCTTGGGTGTCCTTGACCTCGTAGCGGCGGTATGCTCCTCCGACGTAGGTCTCGGTCGTTCCGAAGTGCTTTGCGATGGTCTTGGCTGCATCCTTGCGGGTGATGCCTGTGAGTTCGATTTCGATTCCGAATTTCTGTGTTTTCATGTGTGTGTTTCCTTTCGGTTTTTCTTTGCCTCTTGGCAACACAAACAATACCGTAAAGATGGGCGAAAGTCCAGTGAAATCGTGAAGAAATAACCACCTGAAAACACACATATTTTCGCCCTATTTTTGTGCGTATTATCCCGCTATTTTAGGGCAATTCGATGAGTTCTACGTACTCTCCGATGATGGCGAGGGCTTCCGTGTAACTATGGCTGTTTTGGACTCGTTCCCACATCTCGTTATAGTCGAGGATTCGTCTCTGTTTCCGCAGGGCGAGGTTGGCTTTTCCGAGTATGTGGTAGATGTTTCCGCTCGGTCCGCTTTTTGAGTATTCCACTATTTCTTTTTTCATGGGTGATACCTCCTTTTCAGCAAACCAAAATACCGTAAACGTTGGCGAAAGTCCAGTGTTATTTTCAAGAATTTCGCTAAAAAATAAGGTTTTTTGCGTCTTTTTTCATTTTTCGGATGTGTCGGCATACCGTAGGCTGCTTGATGCCGAGCATTTTTCCGATCTGGCTTTGCTTATGACCCTCTTGCAAGGCTTTGAGTATCTCTCGGTCGAGGGGTTTTTGAGCATCGGTGAACTCTTTTGCCATGATGTCCACGAGCATTTCGTCTGCCGACTGCGATTCGTCTTCAATGACGTCCTCGTAGGTGAGTTCATGTCCCTCGGAGTCCTTGCCGATGACGGTGTGCAACGACACCTCGGCGTTGGCTTGTCTGTTGAGCTTGCGAAGGTACATAAGCATTTCGTTTCGGATGCACATGGCGGCGAATGTGGAGAACTTCACGCCCCGGTCCGGGGAGAAGTTATTCGCCGCTTTGCACAGCCCCACCATGCCCTCGGAGATGAGGTCTTCCTTGTACCTGATGGTGAGGTCATTTTTGCGGAGCTTCTCGTACATATGGTAGACGAGCCGCATATTTTCGATGACGAGTCGGTCAGTTTCGGATTGCCTCATTGAGTTCCTCCGTCTTATCGGTCATCTCCCACGCAAGGAAGTCCTTGCCGAAGTGACCGCCGACCGCTGTCTGTGTATAGACGGGTCGCTTGAGGTCGAGTTTGTCGATTGCCCCCGCGACCGAAAGGTCGAAGACCTTTGCCACCGCGTCTGCGATGAGCTTGTCGTTTACGATACCTGTGTAGAAGGTGTTGACGTCCACGGCTGTGGGTCTCGGTACTCCGATGGCATAAGCGAGGGAGACCTCGCACTCATCGGCGAGTTTTGCCGCTACAATGTTCTTTGCAATGTATCTCGCAAGGTACGCACCGCTACGATCTACTTTGCTTGCATCCTTACCGCTCATCGCTCCACCGCCGTGATGTGCTTTTCCGCCGTAGGTGTCCACCATGAGCTTTCTGCCCGTAAGTCCCGTGTCGGCAACGAACCCGCCGATGACGAATCTGCCCGACGGATTGATGAGGATTTCCGTTCCACTCACGTCATACAGAGCCATCACAGGGTCGATTACGAACACACGGATTTCCTTTTGCAGTTCTGCAAGGTCTTTGTCCTCGGTGTGCTGCGCGGATACGATGATGGAGGTGATCCTCTCAAATCGGTCGCCATCGTAAAGGATGGACACCTGACTCTTTCCGTCCGGGAGCAGTCCCTTGATTTTACCGCTGATGCGGCACTCTTCGAGTTTGTCGGTCAGCCTGTGGGCAAGCTCAATGGGCAGGGGCATTAAGGTCTCGGTCTCATTGCTTGCATAACCGTAGACGATGCCTTGGTCTCCCGCACCTTGTTCATCCCGACCTACCGCCTGTGCGATGTCTGCACTCTGCTCATGGATGCGGACCTCATATTCGATCTCGTTTGCCTCGTATCCCACCTCGGCAATGATGCATCGTGCCACATATTCGTAGTCGACCTTTGCTTTGGTGGAGATCTCACCGCTTATAAAGCACTTGTTATGTGCAAGCATGACCTCGCAAGCCACATGGCTGTTTTCGTCCTGTTCCAAGCACTCATCGAGGATGGCGTCGGCAATCAGGTCGGCGAGCTTGTCAGGGTGTCCGCTCGTAACGGATTCTGCGGTGTAAATTCTTTTCGTCATTGTTTTTTCCTCCGATATCATTTCCCATTTGAACGTTCTATCAATGGGTACTTTTGCTGTTTCTTCCATTTGAAATCGCTTGTCAAAGTCGTGAACGGTCCGACCGCTTGCTTTGAATGAGATGGGACTGTCTTTGTCCCATTTGAGGAGCATTGCCCATAGGTGCGGGTACTTCTTTCGGAGCATTCGCATTTGCCCGATGCTCTGGTTATGGCAGAACCAACACCCGCCACGAGTGGAGCTCGTATAGGTCGGTGAGAGGAGGTCATTCTCCCGGCACCAATCCTTGCACATCTTTTCCGTCCACCCATACTCCACGAGAGGGCTTCGCTTGTCCTCGCCGAGGTTATGAAATCTCCTCGGCTCATCGGCTGCGATGCCGATGTATGTGATGTTGCCACGCTGAACTTTGTCGAGGACGTCTACCTTGAGACGTGAGTTGCACCAATTGCCCTTTTGCATAGGAAAGCCGTATATCTTTCCCGCATAGAGGCTTTTCGTGCCGTTACTCACATAGTAGAAGAAGTCCTCGTAGCTCTTTGGCGAGGTGATATGCTCGACCGCTATTCCGTATTTTTCGTAGATGATCTGGTCGGCTTTTTTCTTGAATGCCACCATTTCAGGGAACTCGCCGGGGACATCCCTTGTCGCCATGACTTCTACGTGGACGATGCGGTCAAGGGGCAAGCCGTTTCTGTGGATGACTTCGAGCATCGCAAGGCTGTCTTTGCCGTAACTGATGCTTGCAATGTATGCCATCGCTTACCCCTCGGTAAAAAATAAAGCCTTGAAGATTGCCTCCAAGACCTGTACCACGATGCCGTTGCCCGCTTGTCTGTATTGCTGTGTCGAGCTTACCGTGATTTTATCGATCTGTTCGTCTTTCCAACCCATAAGGCGGAGACACTCTCTCGGAGTGAGCTTGCGAATTCGCACGTTTTCCGTGATGACTGCATTGCCGTCTCCGCAAGTGATGGTGTGTGCCACCCCTTTGCCCACGCGACCTCGTTTGGTCGTGCTGCTCGGATAGGTCGTATTGACATAGTCGCCGATTTCGGCTTCTTCGTAGCCTTGCTGTGTTGCCACCTTGACTTTGATGGGTTGCTCCAAGCAAAGCACCGCCGAGCTGCCTGACGGAGACGAACATTGTCCCGTGAGTGTCGGCGCTATATCTCCGACCTCGGTGCGGTTGTATGCCACGAACTTTTCGGGGATGTAACCCTTTTTCTCGTAGAACTCTTTGTAGCAACGGCTGACGTAGTCGCCCTTGTCTTCGAGTACGAGGTTGTCCTTTTGAACCGTGGTGAGAGCATTGGCAATGCCGTGTTCATTCGGTTCTATGACCTGTTCGAGAGGGATGCCGGGCGAACGGTCCGAGGGATTGTCGGGGTTTCGTCCTCGCATGGCTACGATGATGGGTGTCTGCCCACCGCCTTTGCCCATCGCCTCCGTGAGAGTAGGACAGCAACCGTCCGTCCTCGGTACTTGATGCTCTTGCAGACCGCCGATGACGAAGTTCTCGGCAATCTTGAGTTCGGTGTTGCCGCCTTGCTGACAATGAACCGTGGGAGCGAGACCGCTTGGCTCATAGACACGGCGGGAGATGTCGTGCATCTTGTCCCATTTTTCTCCGACCACCTCGCCGACCTGTACGCATTGGGGCTCTTTGTAGTCCCTTGCACATAGGCAGTTGGCAAGTCCGTCTCTCGGTCGGATGCAGTCCCTCCGAGAGTTAAAGGTGGAGGTCAGGATGCTCCTGATGGTGCTTTCCTTGAGGTAGTATTTTTCGGGGACGACTTCATCTATCATATCGCGTAGGCGGAGGGTCAGTTCCTGCTTTTCGGGAAACACAAAGGGTGCGTGTTCGCCTCGTATCGACACACAGAAAACTCTCTCTCGGTGCTGCGGAATACCATAGTCCTTTGCATTGAGGATTTTCCAATAGTTTTTGTAGCCGAGACTCTCCAAAAAGGTGAGCCAAGCGTCAAAATCTGCCTTGAATTTCTTGGAGACGAGGTTCTTTACATTCTCCAAAAGGAGGTATTTTGGCAAAGTTTTGTTTGCATCTGCCACCTTTAAGAGCCGTTCCACCTGATAAAGCAGACCGCTTCGTGTGCCTTCCTTGATGCCAGCTCCTTTGCCCGCGACCGAAATATCCTGACACGGGAAGGAGTATGTCCACATATCCGCATCGGGAAGAGCGAGGATTTTGCAAATGTCGCCGAAATTTTGTGTTTCGCCGTGCATTGCCATGTAGGTGTTGATGGCATATTTATCGATCTCGGATATGCCCACGACCGTATGTGGGACACCGATGTTTTTGAGAGCTTGCGTCTGCGAACCGATGCCTGCGAACAGTTCTATCAGTCGGAGCGGTCGCTCGGTCGTATATTCCATTACGGCTTACCTCCTAATATTTTTTCCATGATGTCATCATTGGGGTTGGTATCGTCCCATTTTGACAGCTTCGTCTCGCGTACCACGAGATAAATCTTGCCCCATACCTCATTCGTCTGTTTGAGGTACTGTTGAGCCATCGCCACGAACGGCGAGGGCATCGGCTTGCCGCTTGGGTCTTTCACGAGCAGTCCGTGTTTGGTGTTCTTATCCTCGCATTCAAGCCACCGTGCTTTGCAGAAGGCGTACTCCTCCAAGTTGTATGGGAGAATGCCTTTTGTGCAGCCGACGCTTTCGAGCCATGCGTACACCGTCTTGTAGATTTCTTTTGCTTTTGCCGATAAGTATGAGGGTGGTTCGCTCGGCAGTTCGACACCGCCACCTGCGAAGTCCACTACCTCTATCGGTCGTTTGCCGGGGTTGCCTTCAAGCATTTTCTGCGTGGCTGACTTTTTCGGTCTGCCCGCACCCGGTCTCCTTCCTCCGCTTGCCATAGTCCCTCCGTTTTGATTTTTGATAAAAATTGATTTTTTGATTTTCCCGCGAAATCAAAAAGGGCGGATTTCTCCGACCCTTTAACTTCGTTAAACCAAACGCGGATTTTGATTTTCCCGTTTGATTTTTGATTATGCGATTTTGTGCGTAGAGTTGCGGCCCCGCTCATCGGTGTGAATTTCCCGAAGATTTGACCACCCCCTCCCCTGTAGGTCAGGAGTAGTCGTGCGGGGTCTTGCTCCATCGGCTTCCTTCCTCGGCTGACTTCCTTGAGTGGCACGACCAACAGAGCGACTGCAGGTTAGCGGGTGCGAACTTATCTCCTCCTTGCTTGATGGGTACGACGTGGTCGACCATCGTTGCTCGGCGGCGGATTCCATTCTTCAAGCACTCCACACAAAACGGCTGTCTTTCGAGCTGCCGTTTCCTTGCGTATCTCCATTCGGGTGTCTTATAAAAACTCTTTGTGAAATCATCCCGTCCGTATTTGTTGTACTGACTGTCTGTGAGTTTTTTATGCTCCTCACAAAATCTGCCGTCCACAAGTTTCGGACAGCCGGGATAGGAGCAGGGTCTCTTTGGTTTTCTTGGCATTTTTTATTTCCTCCCTGCGTTCACTTATTATTATACGGGCGTTTCGTTCCGTTTCGTTATCGTTCTGTTACTCGACTGCTCACGAGTGTTCCGTCTTTTTAGATGTTCGACAGACACCGTGCGAGGAGGTCAAGTCCCTCATCGCGTTTGCGGACGATGGTGGTCGCTCCGTAGTGCATCTCTCTGGCGAGCTTGCGGAATGACCAACCCCTGATATAAATGTGCTTGAGGATGTCTCTCGTTTCGGGGGGCAGTACCTCTATGCACTTTTCGATCTCTCGGAACTCTCGCACGTCCTTATCCTCGGTCTGTCCGTGGCTCTCTTTCCATTCGGCGACCATCTTTCGGTTTGCGTAGTTTTCCAAATAATCCTTTATCTCAATCCTTGTCATTCCAATAACTCTCCATCTCTTTTTGCTTTTTCTCTTGCCATACTCGCAAGTCCCATACCCAATCCCCGCATTCTTCGGGGGTCAGGCTGCTGTTTAGCCACACACGGATTTGACCGCAGTCTTCGAGGTTTTCCGTATAATCCTCCTCGTAGCAGATGCCCACGAGTTTCCACATCTGCATCGCGCCGAATCTCTCGCCCTTGTAAAAGAACAACAGGAGAATCCGATCCGACTGCTCATCGTAGAATTTCGCACGGAAATAGTATCCGTAAAGCAGTCGTCCGCTCTTTTGCATGAGTTCTATGTAGGTCTCGGTTTCATTCTTTATGAGGGTCTTTTGGAGCGGTAAGCCCACCAAGCTCTCATAGTCGAACTGTGCCTCCTCCGTGATGACCACTTTATTGATATCTATTTCCATGCCTTGTATCTACTCCTTATCGAATGCGGCAAGGACTTCCTTGACCGCTGCTACCGAGGTGACCACGGTTGCACAGCCACCTGCTTTATTGATTTGGTTTATGGTCTGCTCTTGCAGAACGGTCGGTTTGTTGTATCCGACCTTGGCTTCAAAGGCGATGAATCTGCCCTTGTAGCAGACGATGACGTCGGGAATGCCCGCCGTTCCGTACATACCTCCGTGTTCTTTCCAAAAGAAGAGTCCCGGCACCGTCTTGAGGTATGCTCCGATTGCTTTTATGAGGTCTTTTTCTTTCATTTCGCTGTGCCTCCTATAAAATCCACCTTTCACACCTTACACACCCTTCACTTTGTGTAAGGATGAAAGAGTGTAAGAAACCCCTCTTTTAGAAATTATGTTTTTTCTCTTTACGAGGTCGGTTTCTATGTGTAAGGTTGTGAAGGGTTGTGTAGGATGTGTAAGGTGTGTAGGGTGTGTAAGGTTGTTTCTTTATTGGGGTCTCTCGGAAAAATCGGCTTTACGTCATCGGACCATATCTTACGGCATCACACGGCATCGCTACATCATCCCCGGCAAACCCCTCAAATTTGAACACAAAACCGCCGAAAGAGGGTCAGAGAGTGTCCGAAAGAGCGGGACAGAACACGGCAAAAGACGCTGACAAAACCACACAAAACGCTGTCAAGACAGGGACAAAACTGCGAATAAGAACACACAGAATTTGCCCCAAAACAGCCGAAAAGTGCCAAAACGGTGCGAAAAACCGCAATTTTCGCTCAAAATCGGTGAAAAGAGCGAAGTAAGACAATCAAAGCGGCTGCAAAGTCCTGCCAAAGCGAAGCACAAAACGCTGCGAAAGACCGGGACAGAGTCGGTAGAAAGTCGCCGATAGAACCGCCCGAAAGACCGGGACAGAAGCCAACATATTCAGTCATCGAACGGGCCTTTATCGAACACAGACGCCTGATAGGTCGGCTTGTATTCCTGCCGTTTGCCGAAATAATGGGTCTTTTGCTGTCCGCTCCGCTTTGTGGTATGCTCAATGCCGTCGTAGTAGAGGTCGGTTTCGAGCATATTGAGCTCTTTTCCGAGTCCTACGCTCGACCCGGCATAGGCTGACCCGGTCACGTCGTACACCGCTTTGAGCAGATCACTTGCCGTTCCTCGCCACAAGTACGGCGGATTTAGGATGAGCTGCTTTATCGTCCTCACGAGGGGTTGTTCTCATACTCCCTCCGACGCCTTTTTTTCTCCTCCTCTTCGGGTGTGCCGATGACCTCCCATTTGTACTCGGTCTCATCGAAATGCACCACGATGTCGTTTTGCCTAATGTCTCGCCCCGTCATAAAGAGAACCGCGTTTTCGTCTTGACGCTTTTTCTTATAAATGATGAGGATGGTGTCGGCGACACCCATGATGCCGTTAGATCCGCTTATCATGTTGAAGACGTCATTTTCGTCTGCCATTTTTCGCAAATGGTGAATGAGGAAGATGCATATTTTCTTGCTGTCGGCGTACTCTTTGAGCGATCCGAGTTCTCGGTAGTCGGTGGCATAGGCGATTTCATTCTTTTTCGCCGTACCACGCACCTTTTGGAGGGTATCGATGATGATGAGCTTGATGGACGGATGCTCTTCGAGTTCCTCATCGAGCTGCTTGATCAGGGAGCCGTCCAAGGGGTCTGCCTTGATGGACATATAGAAATTGTCGGGGGCGCTTTCCCCTCGGAGGACCTTGTTCATTCGGTCTTTGAGTCGGAACAGTCCGTCTTCGAGGGCGAGGTATAAACAGCCCGCCGTGTTGGTCGCATATTCGAGGAATGGCTTTCCTCGGCTGATAGCGGCGCACATCTGCATTGCCATCCACGACTTACCGACCTTGGACGATGCACACAGAATGGCGAGCCCTTGCGGGAGCATATTCGGTATGAGCCACTCTGGTGGTTCGATCTGGGCGTTTTGGAGGTCGGATGCCGACATACTGCCGACTCCTCGTTTGTATTTCTTACGAACCTCCTTTTTCGCCGCCTTGATGTTCTCGGCGAGTGCTTGAGGGTCTGCCATGAGCAGTTCGTTTGGGTCTTTTTTATCTCCCGCGATGTTGAAGATAATGTAAGGGACGTTGCTCTCGGTGAGAGCCATAGCGAGTTCCTCGGTCGCTTTTCTGCCGGGGTCATCGTTGTCAAGGCACAGCACCAAGGGGGACGATGGCTTTTTCGCCTTGACCTCCTTTGCGAGCTTGTTTGCACCTCCGATTCCGCAGAGCGATACGGAGATGCCACCGCTTTGCATGACCGACAAGGCACAGATGGGACTTTCGACAATGAACACGGGCTCTTTGCTCGATGCCCACAGCCCTTTGCGATTGAAGAGCGGTTCAGCACCCGCCTCCTCGGTCGTGGGTTTGTAGAACCGCTTGTCGGCGATGCTCCTCGTTTGGTAGTACCGCAGTTCGGAAGAGTAAGGAAGCACCACCGCGTGCCTTTTGGCATCGTAGCCGAGGCAGTATTTTCGTACCGTTTCGGGGGTAAGTCCTCGTTTTGCGAAATAATCCGTCATTCCCACGTCTCGGATGCAAGCCTTGAGGTAGTCCTTGATGCTTGTTCGCTTGACGCAGTCTCCCGTGTCAATGTGGTACATTTCGGCGAGGTGTTTCGCCGCTTCGAGCGGTTCGCAGCCCTTCATCTTGGCTACGAAGCTGATGACATCACCCGTCTCCCCACAGCCAAAGCAGGTGAAGATATTGTTCTTTCGGTCGACCGAGAACGAGGGCGTCTTCTCTCTATGAAAAGGACACAGACCCTTGTCTTTGCTATTCAGTTGAATGCCGAATGACTCTACCACATCGGCTATTTTCGCGTCTGCTTTTACCTTTTCAAAGATATCGTTCATGTTTCCTCCAAGCTCTCCGAGAAGTACCTCGTCCGTTTATTTATTTTTCTTGCTCTCTCGATCTCGGCTCTCATTCCGTCCGAGATGTGCGGTCCGAAGACCCACACCTCCTCACACCCATCGAGTAGGGTGAGTCCCATCTCCATGCCCGCTTTTCGTTCCTTAGGGTCTTCATCGTTGAGGAACTGCGGGAATATGGTGTGAGGTGCGATGGGGATGTATCCCTTTTCATAGGCGAACCGTGAGAAGTAGTTCGCCCGTGTCATGTTTCGCTGTAGGTCTCCTCGGAGCGGTGAGCAGATATAAACGAGTTTCCTATTTTTCATATCGTACCCATCGGTAGTTTGGGCGGCGGTTTCGCCACCGCCCGTCTTACCGTCCCTCCTTATTCCTCATCGAGAGCGGACACGCCGCTTGCGAGGACTTTGACCTGTTCGCTCATCGCCATCACGCTCTGATGCTCTTCGGGCGTGAGCTGGCGGTCAACAGCGAACACCGCCTGCGAGTAGTTGATACCACCGCTGTTTTGTGCTTTCTTGAGGGTGAATTTGGTCACGACCGCATTGGTCTTCTTGCCCTTTGAAAGCAGTCTCATTACGTACTTGGAGAATTCGCCAAGCGAACCCGTGGGCAAGGACAGGATGGTGGGAAGAGCTTCGCCCTCACGGAGGAGGTAGATGCGGCGCTTCTGCTTGCAAGCCTTTGCCCCATTCTTACCGCTGCCGAACTTATTGAACTCGCACTCGGCGCAGTTTTTGATCTCGCCGCTCTCGGCTTCGATGCCGACCTTGCCGTCCATGGAGCCGCAGTCGGGGGGATTGTTACCGCCCGTGTATTCCTCCTTGTAATAGCACGAGATGGGATGGTGGTAGAGGATTACCGCCTTGAATTCCTTGACGGAATCGGGACTGTCGGGGTCATCGCCGGGGACTTCGTATGCGAGTCCACCGCCTGCCGGGATTTTGATTCTCTCAAAGGACGGAGTCAAACCGTCCATCTCTTCAGCGAAGATTTCACCGAGGTTGGTTTCCGCACCGTATGCGGTCACCGCGTTGTTGGTTCTTTCCATGATTTCGTTGTTAGCCATTGTCATATCTCCTTTTTAATATTTCTTGCTTTTTGCGACACGGATACTGTTTTTCTCCGCAATCTTAATGAGTCCGTCAAGCCATTCGGGAAGCTGACCTTCGTTGTTCGCCATGAGTTCCTTGACCGTTGCCGAAAGGGTTTGGCTGTTGATGGTGAACAAGTCCTCGAAGCCGTATTTCTTCATGGCTTCCCAAAGTTCGCCTTTTCTTTCGGGTTCGGGTGACGGGTACTCGGTGGTTACGAGCGAGAACGTCGTTCCGTTGCGGTTGAAGGATGTGAGCTCCTCGGTAGTCATGAGGTCAATCATCTGCATCGTGATGTCTTCAATCTCGGCATTGATTTCCTTTGTTCGCCTATCAAGGTCGCTCTTCTTCTCTCGGAGTGCTTTGAGGGCATCCGACAGTTCAAGTAATTGGGTGTTCATGTTGTACCTCCTATTTGTATTTAAGGCCCGGTAGAGTGGGATGCCTTTTTTGAGTCGTGACTCCACCGTACTCCTCGGTGTTCCGAAGATTCGGCAGAGCTCGGCAAGGGTGAATTCCTTACCGCATAAGGTGTAGCGTTTGGTTCTGCCCGTGTTCCGCTGCTGTCGGTTGGCGGGTATCCATTCGCAGTTGTCCGGGGAGTACCCTCGGTCGTTATCTTTGCGTTCTATGGTCAGTCCGTCCTTGTATCCGTGGTTCATTGCCCAATAGAAGAAGGTCTCGAAGTCCTGCCATTCCTCGCACACCGAGATGCCCCTCGCACCGTAATAGCGGTAATCCTTGCTCTTGGGGTTTGTACATCGCTGTTTCATGTTCGCCCATATGCGGTGCAGTCGGAGTTGTCCGTTTGGTATCGCCCTTTGCATTTTGCGGTAGCAACCACAGGACATCGTGTGTCCGTTGACGAGGTCTGTCCCTCGCACCACCGCCGTGCCGCCGCACTCGCACTTGCAAGCCCACATGAAGGCTTTGTTCTTTCCGCGAGGGGGTAACCTCTCCACGGCAGTCAGTCTTCCGAACTGTCTGCCCGTCAAATCGTTAAATCTTGCCACCGAGTAGTGTCCTCCAATCATCAACCATAAGTTTGGCGATATCGCCTTTTTTCTGTAGTGCTGCCATTATCTTTTCGTCTACCGTGTTCTTGCAGACGAGGTGGATATAAAGGCATTTTTCTTTTTGTCCGATGCGGTGTATCCTCGCTCTCGACTGCTCGTAGTTGGCGTAGGAAAAATCGAGGGAGTAGAAGACCGCAACACTCGCCGCCGTGAGGGTTAGTCCCATTCCCGTGGTCTGCAGCTGTCCGATGAACACCTTTACGTTAGGGTCGGTTTGGAATTTCTGCACCTGCTCGGCTCGGTCTTTGGTCGCTCCGTAGATGAGTGAGTAGTCGATTCCTTTTTTCTTGAGGAGGTGTTCGATTGCCTCGATTTCCGGGACGAACCGTGCGAAGACCACCACCTTTTTGTCCTCCTCGATGCAGGTGTCGATGATGTCTTCGAGGGCATCAATCTTCGCCGAGGAGACCTGTTGTGCCACCCCACTCGCATCGTCTCGGATGTAGCCACCCGTGCATTGCGAGAGTCGGAGGAGCTGGGTGAGAATGTTCCTTGCCGTGACCTCGGCATCGTGCGAAAGTTCGGCATAGCAGTCTTGCTCAATCATACGGTAGACCGCCTGTGCTTTGTCTTCGAGGGTGACCACTCTCGTTTCGTCAATAAAGGGTGGAAGATCCACGGCATCCTCGATCTTGATGCGGTATGCGATATCGTGTACCTTTTCCACGAGTTCGGCGAGGTGTCGGTAACCTACGATCTGGTGGTTTTGGTATCCTCCCATCACCGCATACCTGTTACGGAAGAGGTAGAACGAGCCGCCGAGGATGTCTTCATCGAGGAACTTGTATTGTGAGAAGAAGTCCAAGGGGTTGTTCGTGATGGGTGTTCCCGTGAGGATTACGTTGTATTTCGTCCCTCTGCCAAGGCGGTGCAGAGCCTTCGATTGCGAGGTAGTGGGGTTCTTTATCTTGCTCGACTCATCGCAGACAATCATGTCGGGTTTCCACTCGGCGATTTCCTGTTCGAGACGCCAACAGGACTCATAATTGACTACTATAATTTGCAAAGCCGTGCCTTGCATATATCCGAAGGCATCCTTTTTCTTTTGGAGTGTGCCATCGAGAACCGTGAGTGCGTAGCGGTAGTCGGCGAACTTTCGGAACTCCTCCTCCCATACTCCCACGATGGATTTCGGGCAGACCACGAGGAGTTTCCCCACCTTTTCCTCGGCTTCGAGTGTGCCAACGATGGCGATGGTCATGAGCGACTTTCCCGTACCCATGTCTGCGAGTATTGCAAGTCCTCGGCTGCGGTCGAGTGTGTCGAGGGCGAATTCGTATGCCTTTTGTTGGTGTTCGTAGAGCTTGGCTTTGACCCTCGGTTCGATCCTCGTTTTCTTGCTGACGTATTCGCTCGTTACCGCCTTTGCCATTTCCTTGAGTTCGTCATCGAGCTTTGCTCCGAGCAGACCCAAAGTGTAGGCATTCTCCTCGGTGAGCGGGACGATCCATACTTTCTCCTCGGCATCGTAGCGCCGTCCATCAATGTCTCTTATGCTCTCTCGGTAGAGGTAGGAGTCGTGTATTTTGATGACGTCTTCACAGCGGACAGCAAACATTGAGTGCCTCCCAATTGATGACCGTCACCATTGTGTCCGCTCCGAACATCTCCAAGATTTTCTTGGATTGGTCGTAGTCGAATCGCTCCTCTCGGTCGAGCATTGTCTTGAGCTTTGCGACGGGAATGCCGAGTTCCACAGCGAGGAGCCAAAGGGTGAGCCCTTTTTCCTCGGTCGCTGTAATAAATCTGTTTTTGTGTAGTATCATTTATCTCCTCTCCTTGGTTCTTTGAATGTTTTGAGGATGGACTGCATCGTCTCAAAATCCTCCCCGGTAAGGCGAGACGCCAACCGCTGCAGCAGTTCGGTCTGCTTATCGTTCATGTACTTCTTGCCGAGTCTGTATCCGTCTACCACATGGATGCCACCTCCACCGCCTTGCGTGGTGTAAATCGGATAGTTGAGCATAAGGCTCTGGATGTCGTATTCGATTGTTCGCTTGCTGACTCCGAACTCGGTCGCAAGGTTTTCTCTCGTGTCGTGTCTGCGTTCGCAGAGGACTTCGAGAATTTGCATCCGTCTTTCGCTTGCGCTGATGCGGTATGTCTCCATCCGATTCACACCTCCTTTCCTGTGATGGCTGTATTTTACGAAACGAACTCGCAAGGTTTTTGCGACTTCAAAAAACTTTTTTCGATTTTTTCAAAATTTTTTTGGCGGCTTGGAGAAAAATAAAAAGGCCCCCGGTAACGAATACCTTTTGGGGTATCCGCTAACCGGGGGCCTCTCACTCTTGGTGGTTAAACCTTACCGTCTTAATATGCAAGTATCCATTCGGATTTATATAGTCCCTATTTCAGACCGACCGATGTCCTTGTATATCGTAACTATTCTATTGTTTGATGGACGAGAGAATGACTTGTCCCTTTGGGGCATAAATGTCGACTTGCACGTGGCGTCGGCTCATCACTCTCGAAACCGTAACAGTCCCACAGCGGGGACACTCGAACCGTGTCATTCCATCCGCTCCTTGCCATGCTACCTCATCGAGGTGGCAGTTCGGACAGTTGAAAGGCACGGGTGTTTGTTTTCCTTGTTGCTGCAATGTTATCACCCTCCTTTTTCCCTAACAGCAGACTTGTTGCTTGCTCGGACCTTTGGTGCGGTTGGGAACTCCGACACCCAAGTTCGATGGTCTGTGTTCTGCGTTTCCTATCATTTCGGCGAACGGGGCATTGCACCGAATGTTAGCTTCTCGCAAACGCTCTTACTAATTGTTCGGGAGTGTACATAGGCAGAGCAACGACTCGGCGAATCTCCATCGCTTTGATGGTCTCATCGCACTTCTCGCAAACGAAAAATCCGTTGCTTTCTTCAAGGTATAGGTCTTTGTTAAGTGTTCCGCACTTTGGACAAGTGCAATCATATTTCTTCATTCGGCTCCTCCTCTCCCTCTGGCTGTATGATATCGTAGTATTCTGCCTCATCGTCTTTCCATGTCGTAATGGATGCACCGCAACCGGGGCAGATGATTGTGTGCTTTTCGGTCTCCATTTCCACCTCTATGGGGTGGGAACAGACTCCGCAATACTTATTGTGTTTCATGTTGTTCCTCCCTTATCGGTAAATATAGCCGGGCATGATAATGTCCCTGTCTGCATCTCTCGGCATCTTGCTTTCGTCAACGATGATTGCCGGGATGATGGCGTCTTTTCCGTATCTTTCTCTGATACTGTCTATTGTATGGTTTAATCTTGACTTTCTTGCGTGTCCTTCGTAGTCGTAGAATAAGATTGTCTGTGTCGGAATATCCGTGCTTTCGAGGTTGATGGCAGAGACCGTCAGTTGCCTGATGTGTTGTCTCCACGAGTACCTCTCTTTCAATAATTGGTATGCCGCTTTTGCAATGGTCGCTTCGTCTTGCGTTGGGACGAGCAGGGTGGTCTGCCATCCATATCCGAGTAGTTGATTGTCTTTAACGAAGAGTGAAACGCCCTTTGCTCTTTGATTCATGAGTCGCAGCTTGTAGCCGATGTCCTGTGCCAAGGAAACGATGACCTTATAGGCTTCCTCCTCAGTCTCCACGTCTGCCTTACAAGTGATGCCGTGACCAACAGATTTTGCCGGGGCGGTATAATCTTGGTGTGCTACTCGTGAGGTGTCGAGTCCGTTTGCGAATCTCCATAGGTCGAGTCCGTTTTTGCCGAACTTACGTTTCATCGTGTCGGGTTGGAGCCGTGCAAGGTCTCCGATTGTCCGAACACAAATTCCCGCGAGTTTTGCTGTGGTTGCACGTCCACAGTAGAGCAAATCCGAACACGGTAGCGGCCAAACCTGCTCTCGGAAGTTCTCCTCGGTGATCTCGGTGATGGCATCGGGTTTCTTCATGTCCGATCCTAACTTGGCAAAAATCTTATTGAAAGAGACGCCGATGCTCACCGTGAGTCCGAGTTCGTCTTTGGCTGCTTGCCTTATTTCTTCGGCTATTTCCATAGCCGTCCTTGGGGTGTCTGTAACGTCGAGCCAGCATTCGTCCATTCCAAACGGCTCCACTTGGTCAGTATATCTACGGTAGATGCCGTGGAGGTACTTGGAGAATTTCAAGTAGTAGTCGTATTGGGGCGGGACGATGATGAGGTTTGGGCAACACTCCCTCGCTTGCCAATTCGCCATGCCCGTCTTGACTCCCGCTCTCTTTGCGAGCTCGGACTTTGCCAAGACGATGCCGTGTCTCTCTTCGGTAGAGCCACAGACCGCAACGGCTTTCCCTTGCAAGGATGGGTCGAGGACTGTCTCGACCGATGCGTAGAAGCAATTGGCATCGCTGTGTAGAATCGCCCTCGTCTTCATTGCGTGTTATGGACCTCCTTCACGGAGAACCATTGATTGGTATCGGGTTCGTAGTAGATTTGTCTCTCTTGGCTGTCGATGACTACCGTGTACTCCCAAGTCGCTATCGCTCTGACTGTCCGAGGGCAGTACCGTCTTGTCCGCAGAATGCGGGTGATTTCAAAGGTGTTGTCCTTGAAAAAGAGCTTTTTCGGCTTGAATGACCCATCGGGTTGAAAAACGGCTTCGACCGCCAAAGGCATTCGTTGGTAGGTTGTTTCCATTCAACCACCTCACAAATCTTTGATGACCTTTACCGCAACTCCTTGTACTTGAAGTTCGTCTACGTAGATGTCTCGCATCCTGTGGTTTTCAGGGTGCAGATAGTAGGATTTGCGTTCATCATCAAACTGTAGCCTTTTGAGGGTTACTTCATTATCTACGAGAGCAACCACAATGTCTCCGATTTCGGCTGTTTGTTGTTGACGGATGAGGACAAGGTCGCCATCGTTGATGCCAGCTCTTATCATCGAATTTCCGCTTGCCTTGAGCAAATAGAATTTGCCCTTGCCTACGAAAGATTCGGGGAGTCTAACGTATCCTTCGATGTATTCCTCTACCTCGGTCAACGGTCCACAAGGCACAGCACCAAGGATTGCTACCGACCGCATGGAGGGCTCGGTAATCGCAAGCTCATTGGATATGTATCCGCGTGAAGTATGAGCGATTCGTCCGTCCTCAACCAATGCTTTGAGGTAGTAAAAGACCAAGCTCTTGCCTTTGCCCACCGTATCGGCAATTTCGGAAACGGAAGGTCCGTATCCGTTTGTGTCGCAGTAGTCTTCGATATATTCTTGAATCTCCTGCAACAGCTCTTCGTCTTTTGTTCTCATTTTACTGTGTCTCCTTTCTATCTTGAACGGTCGTTCAATTTAGAGTAGCCTTATTATACATCTTTTCGAGGGATTTGTCAAGAACGATTTGTCATTTTTCCGCATCATTCCAAAAATTTTTATTTGGCTCTCGGCTCTTCTTTTTGGCTGATGGCATAAAAAAAGGCAGAGCCACGATTGGTTGAAGGTCAATAGGCTACAATTGCCGTTACCCAATTCTCAATCGGACTCTGCCAAGCAACGTTTCTCGCAAGAGGTTCGGGTAACCGAGTACCGTCGCATTGGACGAGAGACGTCGCTATTTGGAGCTTTCGCTCCCTTGTTATTATATCATTTTTAGAGAAGAAAGTCAATGTCGAGGTGTTTCTTTTCCGTTACTTGTTATATATGAAGTAGGTGTCTCCTCGTTTGTACCGCTCGTAATCGACTTTTATAACGTCGGTGGGATTATAATGGAATTTGACCCTCCCCGCCCAACCGAGGTAGCAGAGGTATCCCTCCTCGGTAAGCGCCATGATATCGTCCCATTCACGTTCGGTCGGCTTGACTCCGTCTCCGAAGAGGTATCCCTCGGATTCCGCATCGGCGAGGAACTGCTTTCCGATCTGTTCGTTTGCAAGGTAGAAGTAGATTTTCATTCCTTCTTTGGTGAGTTCTTTGATTGTTCGCATAATTAAATGCCTCCTATGTTTTATCCACAAAGAGGCACGAAAAAAGCCCATCGTTTCCGATGAGCTTGATTGTTCCTATTGCCCATCGGCTGCCTTTAGCACCTTGCCTTATGGTAGGTTGCTGTGTGGTCATAGGGGCAGTCCCTCGCACACTCTTTATGGTAAGGATATTATATCATTATTTGGGGTCTTTGTCAATGCCGAGATGTCGGTTTCCCGTTACTCCTCGGTGCGGTTTTCCTCTCTCTTTTGGTCGAGAGTTATCTTGAGGAGCTCTTCGAGTATCTCTGGGTGAGCATCTAATGCACGACAAGTGGATTCAAACCACTCTTCCGGGGTCATATCCGTCCCCTCGGCGAGTCTCTCGACTACCGCATAGAACTTGGGGTCTGCGAGAGCTGCGGCGTGTTCCTCCTCCTCTTTACGCTCAAAGAGGGCAACGAGTTCGGGGTGCTTTCTAACCTCCTCATCGATAATGGCATCCATGTCTCCGATCTCCTCGAAGTAGTCCACTCTGACCGAAAGTCGGAGTGTTCCATCCTCGTTCTTTGTGATGCTGAACCCTCGCGTGTTCTCGGCTATGTATTTCATGATGTCGAGGTCTTTGCCGTAGAACTCGAAGAATGGGAGGTCGAGGTACAGGAAGGCATCGAACAGCTCGTAGCTCACGACACTCCTGATGCGTCCCCCTCGCTCCATTGCCAAACGATCGAGTCTTCTTTCGCATTCCTCAAAGACCTCTTTGTTCTTGGGGATGATGATGTGCGGCAGTTCACGGAGCCGCTCTCCGATGGCTTTCATGACACCCTCATCTTGGATGTACTGCCAAGCATCTCGGCTTGTCTCGGTGTCCGTGATATCGTAGTAGTCTTGCTTTAGTTCTGCGTAGTCATGCTCGTAGATGATGTCCTTCATTTTTCTCCTTCTTCCTTTTCATTATATACGTGTTTTTTGATGAGGATGCCGTCCTCTGTAGGGATGATGTCGAGGTCATCCGTGGGGTTGATTCCGTAGTGTCTGCGGTAGTCCATAGGGAGGACGATGCGTCCGAGTTCATCCACTTTTCTTGTCATTGCGAATTCCATTGTTTTTTGTCTCCTTTTGCTGTTAGCGTTTAGCCGTCTGTGTTGGCTGTGAGCATATTATATCACAAGCATTTAGGGGGAATTTGTCGAAGTGTGCTGTCGAAAAATAAAACCGTTCGACAAAATAGGACAACAAAAAAAGGAGTACCCTTTGTCAAGGTACTCCGTATCGGTTATGAAAGGGATTTGATGTAAGCGTCCAAGATTGCCTCGGCTGCTTGTCTCTGTTGAGGATTGAGCTTCGCCATCTTTCGTTCCATGTCGCTTGCAATATGCGAATTGCCCGCTGTGAGTTCATCTCGGAGCAGGTAATCTGCCGAAACCCCAAGAGCTTCGCATATTCTAATAAACACGGGTAGGCTCGGCATCTTGACCTCGCGTTCGATCTCGCCAAGGTAGTAAGGAGCTATACCTGCCATCTCTGCCAATTTTTCTCTTGACAAATATTTCTTATCTCTTGCCTCTCTAATTCGCTTTCCCAACGATGATAACTTTTCCATGAAAAACACCCTCCTATGCTCATAGCCAACCTGTTATGCCAATATTATATGCTATTGGGTTGGTCCACGAAATTAGCGGAGAGCATTTGCGGTTGGCTCTCCGCTAATTAGAAGGGTGGTAATTTAAGTAGTTTCGTTTGCTAATGGGATGTCACCATCGCTACATTCAATTTTTGTAACGGCGGTGGATGCAACCCAATCTTCGTTGAGTTCAATTGATTCCCATGCATCCGTTGTTCCCATGAACTTTATTGTCGCTAACTTTGTGCAATACTTGAATACGCCTTTATCAATTTCTGTCAACTTGGCATTGAGTTCAACCTCGGTCAATTCCTTGCAATGAGAAAAACAATGCTCACCAAGCCATGTTAGATCCGTTGGCAACGAAAATTCCGTTAGTGATGTGCAACCGTAGAAGGCATAGTCATCAATGTAGGTAATGGTATTTGGTAATGTAACATTCGCCAATGAAGTACAATTTTGAAATACGAAGGACTCAATTCCTTCGATGGTATCGGGAATTGTTATGCTCTGTAGAGAGGTGCAACCGTCAAATGCTGCATCTCCAAGAACGGTGAGTCCCGCTGGCAAATCGACATTCATAAGCGAAGAACAGTCATTAAACGCATAAGGTCCAATGGCTGTTAGGGATTGCGGTAGGTCGATATTGACCAAGTCGGTACACCAAGAAAATGCAAAATTAGTTATAACTTCAAGACCCTCTGATAGTATGACGGTTTCAAGGTTTTCGCACTGACTGAACGCCGAATTCCCAATGCTTTTTACCGTGGATGGGATGTAGACCGACACAATGTTTCGGTTGTCCCTAAATGCCCCAATCTCAATCTCTACTACAGGTAATCCCTCATAATATTTGGGGATAACTATGTTTGAAATTGTTTGGTCTGTGATTCCCACTACTTGATATCCTTGTTCATCTACCGTTAGCTCTAAAATCAGTTCCTCGGTCGGACGTTTTTGCCCACACGAACAGAAGTCATCTGTACCGTATTCGTGATCTACTACTCCCAATTCCTCTTTTGCCTCAAAAACGACACGACATTCCGAGCAATATACCGAAGCTGTATAGCCCTTGCTGTGGCACGTGGGTGCTACCGGGTCGGTTGTAGTAATCGTGTGCAGATGATTATAGGGTACGGAGAACAATATAATTGCGTTTGTCAATGCGGCATTGCCTTGCTCAATTGTTGCAAGTTCCCAATGCTCCTCCATGGAAGCAAAGGTAACATACCTCAGTTGATTGCAATCGTAGAAGCAATGCGAACCGATTACCCTAATGCTTTGGGATATGATTGCGAGCTGTTTGAGGTTGTCGCAACCATAAAATGCCGAACCTCCAAGGAATTGGATTTCAACGGGAATTATAATGCCTTCAAGGGAATCGCAGTTGTAAAATGCGTGTGTGCCAACCGATGTAGTGTATTTGGGAATATTAACCGTTGTAAGGCTTTGGCAGTTATAAAATGTGCCATCCTTAATCTCGGTTATTGTTAGTGGTAAGGAGACTGTTTGTAGATTGTCGCAACTCCTAAACGCATAGGCTCCAAGTCTCGTAACCGAGGACGGAACTGTTACCTCCAAAAGGTTGTCGCAATCCTCGAAAGCCCCATCAGCTATTCCAATACAAGTCTCGCTAATGTCGATGCTTTGGACGTTGGTCATGCTCGGCTTTATCAGCCATTGATCCAAGTAAGCAACATTACCCTCATAGGTAAACAATGCATCGGGAGCGCCCTTAAAGGCATCAACCCCAATTTGGATGGTATGTGCGGGGAGTGAGAAGTTGGTGAGCTTTTCGCAGGAACTAAACGCACCGTCTTTGATGGTAAGGGTAGTCGAAACAGCGGTTGTCTCGTGTCCAAATGTTACCGTAGTCAGTTCGGGGCAGTATTGGAAAGCATTGATGCCTATGATTTCGGTAGAACGCGAAATATCCACCTCTTGCAGTTTGGTACACATAAAGAATGCGAGACGATCTATTTCGATTACATTTGCCGGGATAACGACTTCGGTGAGTTTGGTTGAAGCACTAAAGGCTTCTTCGCCTATATACACCAAAGTGTTCGGAAGCTCCAACGATGTTATTGCAGTCCCATTAAAGGCTTGTTGGCTAATATGCGTCAGGGCTCCATTGAACACAATGTTCGTTATTTTGTCACGTTGCGGTCTCCAAGGCATGAATTCATTGTATTCTTGTTCGAGCATTTCACCATCACCCGCTATTTCGAGGGTGTAGTTCGAGTCGACAGAATACAAGTATGCTTTTAGCGAACCGTCTCCGCTTTTTGATATGTCCCAAGTGCTAACGGGCGTGATTTCACAAGTCCCGCATTCACCATAATAGAAGTTATGTACATGGACGTCTTCGTGTTCTCCGCTCGGCGGAGTTACAGGGGTTTGCCCACTGGGAGGAGTCTCTCCCTGCGGTGGATTGTCTCCTGTGGTAGGGTTTTGCGGTTGTCCTTCCGTTTGGTTAGTCGTAGGAGGATTTGTATCCCCGTTATCAGGTTGCTGCCCCTGTTCGCAAGCAACCAATGCGAATAGCATGATAACTGCTACGAGTAGGATTATTATTCTTTTCAAATCAATTACCTTTGGTTTCTTTATAGTATTTCCTCGGCCTCTCGCTGATGCTCCACGATTTCCTCGATGAGCTTTGCCACGTCTGTCGTGTGATTGTAGCGATTCCATGTCTTGATGACATGGTATAGGTCGATGAGGAATGTGTGAACCAATTCGTGCTTTCGGTCATTGTCCTTCCATGTGGATTTCGCAAATCCGATGTACTGAATATTCTCCTCGGATTGGAAGACCGCCCTTGTTTTGTCATAAGGGATGAGGAAAGCATTGTACACGTTTTCAATCGGTATTTTGGTCACATTTTTCTTGATGTAATCACCATAGGTGATCTGCTTTTGAATAGAGGTGGTTTCAGGCAAGTCGCCCTCCGCTCCCGTGAACCCAAAACGATAGAATTTCGAGTCCAAAATAAATACATCGTTGCCTTTTATCAAAATGGTATCGGGTCGAAGCTCCGAGCTCGGTGTCTCTCGGTAGTTGTTCCGCACGAGCTGCCATTTTGCCTTGGGGTTGAAACTCTTGAGGTCTTTTACATTTCCGAATATTGCGTCTATCATTCGCTCGAAAATGTAGTAGTAGGTGTCCACCCCGTACACGAATTCCTCCGTGTTGTCCCTTGCATCGAGCCCGACAATGACATTCATGAGATGGTGCAAGCGGAGCCGCTTGTCATCGTCAAAGGTCTTGTTCAATTCCTTTTGCAAGGTGGCGATGTACAGTTTCTTTATGCCTTCGTTAAAGGGCTTGGTTTCGATGTGTGCCGATGAAAGTCCGAAGAGCCATCCGATGAAGTCGATGCTTTTTTTCACGCAGTATTTGTGAATCTCAACGAGGAGGTTGTCGACGTTGTTTTTGACCTCTACCACGATATTGGGGTAGATGACATTCCCCTCGGAAATGATTGGCTGCGATTGCATCGTCCGTTTCCAATTGACTCTGCCTGACTGATTGACCTTGTAGGTCTTTTCTCGGTTCACATAGAAACCGTTTGCAAGATAATCTCTTATTACCCAAAGGTACGACATGATGGCAAAATTGCCCGTTACCTTTGTTTTGTTATGAGCTTGCGACTCTTCCTTTGACCCCGTTTTTGCAATCGCTATCGTCCGCAAAAAGTCGATGATATCGTTGCGTACCGTTGGTGCTTCAAGGTCGAAGTGGTATGTCTCTGGGTAGTAAAAGTGTATCTGGTTACCGATGATTTTCAGTCCTGTGAAAGAGTCATCGGTTTTGCCCGTTACGGGATGCGGATGGAAATTTTGTATCGGTTTCATGATAAGTCAAGGACACCGTCCGCAAATACTTTTGCACCGAGTCTCTTGTATCCGTCAATGAGGTCGTCCAAAGTCTTGATTTCAGCGGCGAACCAATCCGAGTGAGCATACTTTGCTACATCGTCCCACAGGTACTCGAAGAGCTTGAATGCGAAACGATCTATCTTTGTTTCATCGGAGCATTCCTCGGCAGTCTCGCAAAGTGTTCCTTTTTCAATAAAGTAAACACCAAGCTGCTTGTCCTCGGATGCAAGGTCATCTGGACGATCTACGATGTATTTGTTGATAGCGTTTACCAATGTCTCCCAAGTTACGCCCTCCATGCCGGGTACAAAGTAGTCTTTGTATTCGTGCTTGAGAGTGAATTCATTGCGGAGTTTCTCGAACTGCCATCTACGCTTGAATGCTGTGTCCAAGGTAAAGACATTTTGGTCGCTCGTATTCATCGTTGCCACGATATAAAGGTTTGCCGGGATGCAAATGCTGCTGAATGTATAAACCCCTTCAAAGCACTTGTTAAGGTAATCTTGGAGATTTACGTTCGTTATGGAGTATTGGCTCTTTCCGCTTGCATCTCTATCCAAGAGCTGGAAGATGTCTCCGAAAATGCTTGCTGCATTTCCTCGGTTCAACTCTTCGATGATAAGTGCAACGGGTTCATCCGGGTTTTCGATTGCGGTCTTCAATGCGAGGGCAAACGGTCCGGGGTTGAAGTCATAGGTTACTTCGCCGTTAGGCTTTACTTTGGGAAGTATCTGTCCTACGAAATCTGTGTTCGTGTAGTCCATATAGAACGTGGTTCTAATGCGGTATTCCTTTGCCACTCCTTGAGCGGGGAGGAATGTGTTTTGTACATAGAAAGATTTTCCACAACCGGGTGTGCCGTAGACTACGCGATTTTGAGCCCCACCCTTGGTGGTATCGAATGTATAAGTGGGTACAGGAGTTTCCTCTTCAACCTCTTCGTCCGCTACATCAGGGTCAGCCTTGAGCTTGTAAATCACTTTGGAGAATGCAACGTTAGATATGCCGCATTGTTTTACGAACAAGGCGATCTGTCCCATGCGAATAAAGGAATCGTCCTTGGGTTCAATACCCAATCTGTTGAGAACGCTGTTTTGCCACTCTTCGTTGTAGAATACAGGCAACAGCTCGGGGAAAATCATGTGCAAGTATTTCATTGCCCACATTTTGTTGATAAGGGTCGGCATTGCCTTGAAGAGCTTTGCGTAGAGGTCAGCATAATCATTCAAGTCTTTGATCTCTCCGAAGTTGGCTATGACCTCCGCTCCTGCAACGAGTTCGTCACGGATGGACGCACCCAAAGCAATTGCTTCATCCTCGTTCAGTTTCTTAACCTTTTTGGGCGAACCCGTGATCCACGATGCGTGGTCGTTGCTGTAGAACAATCCGAACTTGTAGGAGCTACCGCCCTTGATTCCTCCGAAAATTTGATAGCGAGGATCGTGTTCGAGGGTGTAGCACATATTATGTTCTTCTTTGTTACCACTGTAGAACATTTTCACGAGCATATCCGTACCGCTCAATCCCTTGAGTATTTCGGGAGCAAAGCGCGCTTGGAATTCCTTGTAGAGGACATCTGCCTCTTGGTCGACCGTTGCCATGGTAGCTGCTTGAGCTCTAAACCATTCAGGGGAAAGTTCCGCGTTTATTGCCTCTTCCTCTACAAAGTCGCCGTCAATAACATCTTTATCGATGTTGTATATCTTGAGGTTTCTCAGCCTTTTTTCGTAGCGCTCGAGAACTGTTGGATTGATTGTAATCCGTTTGCTACCCGGCGAGGTTTCGTCCTCCGAAAGGAATCCCCAACGAATCAAAACCATTATCGGCTTTGCATCGGTATATTTTTGTGCCTCTTCGTTAAGGTCAAACGAATATTCGTTTCTTCCTTGACGCACCTCCGCCAGAGCATCTGTGTAGTTTCCTCCACAGTCTTCCAACTTCCAAAGCAAAAATGCATACTCTTTGTATGTCAGATATTTTAAGTCCATTATTGCCCTTATGAAGAGAACGGGCGGTTCTACATCGCTATTGCTATCGGGTGACCCGAAATTGTTACGTCCAAATGTTACACGCTCAAGAGCTCTCATTAACTCCTCAAGAACACCGTCTTGGTTTTTATTGCAAAGATGCTTGTAAAACCGTTTCCCACTTTCGGTAATTCTTCGCATGGAGCGTGGGTTGGTTATATCCTCCCATTCAGTAAAACCAAAGTAAGAGGTTATTTGCGCTTTTTTTGTATAAGAAGACGAGTATTGACCATCCCCAATCATCGCTACTAAAAGGCGCTTGTAATCATCATTGTTCATCCAACCGCCCGCATCATAATAAATTTTGAGAACAGCTTCGACTTCTTCTAACAGAGCGCTATTTTTAGGCATTACTATTTTTCCCATGTTTTTCTCCTTTTCAAAGTTTTTCTATCAGTTCACACATAATTTTCTTTGTTAGAAGAGGCGGGATGCCTTCTCCGATAACATGGCGTAAGAATGTGTCGTTAGTTCCATCTGGGATGGGCCAATCGGTGGGGAGTGAGGTAACTATCAATAACTCGTAAATAGATAATACGCGAGGGTCGGAGAACAATTTTTCTCCATCCGAGCTCACATATTCACGACCGGGATGCACACAGCAAAGCGAAGAAATCACACCGTTGTTCATAGTTATGGTGCGACAAGGCTTGTTCCATGCTAAACGTCTGTAGTGGTTATGGTGTGCTACGATATGCTCTCCGTTCGCCTTTTGGGGATAGTACTCATCATTAAATATTGCGGATTCGCCTGACGGCGTGTGCATCATCCATATAACATGATTAAGTGCGTGTATGGGCGGATAGTGCCACTTCGATACCTTTAACCCTTCTATTCTTTTCTTCTCATAGTCGGGAAAGAGTTTCAAGGTTGTAGTCATACCTTGACGAATTTTAGGATCGAGTGAGGGTAAGTGTCCGATGGCTTCTTCCAACGTTATAACTCTATCTTCTTTTTCGGGGAACTCCCAATCAATATTGGTATCCTTGCGTGCCAAGAGGAAGATATTTCTTTCCCTCAATTGTGGAACACCGTAATCTTTTGCCTTTACAAGCGTTTCGGTGTTGAATCGATATTTGTTCCCAAGTTCTTCCTTGATGTAATCGGGAATAAGCATCAAGGAATCTCCCACTTTGATTTGTGTAACAAGAAGTCTCGGTACATTTTCAAGCAATACAAATCTCGGATTAACACGTTTTATTACGTCAATTGCATAATAAATCAATTGGTTTCGCTCGTCAAAGGGGTCACGATTTCCCGCCACACTCATGCCTTGGCAAGGGGGGGTGGCAATGATAAAGTCCACCTGCATTTCTAACGCTTTGCGGACAATTGTGCTACGAGTATTATCGTCTGTTATATCGCCGCAAATCATTTCTGTATGCGGATAAACAGCACTATAAAAGTCTGCACGATCTCGTAATAGTTCGTTGGCTAAAACGATATCAATGCCTATTTCTTTGAAATATGCTTCGGCTATTCCGACATTTGCGAATAGCGATAATCCTTTTAATTTGCTCATAATTGCCTCAATAAATTTTCAAATACTTTCTTTACAAACAACGGTGGGATACCCTCCCCGATAATAGACCGCAAGAATGCGGACGGAGTATTAATCGGAAGAGGCCAATTGTCGGGAAGGCTCATAATACGCATCAATTCATAAACCGTGAGAGCTCTGGGGTCGGAATACAACTCGTTGCCTCGGTCATCTTTGCCAATAAGCCGACCGGGATGCACATTGTTTTGCGAAGAAATTTTACGATTATCCATCGTTACCGTATATGCGGGGATATCCCATTCTTGTCGTTTGTATGTATTGAAAAATCCCTTGCAAGGTGTCCCATTTTCTTTCTTTGGCTTGAATTCGTCAGGGTTTGCGAAAGCTGTCTGTCCCGTTGGTGTATGCATCATTGTTTCTACTTGTCTTCTTATGTGATGCGGCGGAAAATGCCAAGGCGATATTGCGAGCGCCTCTTTTTCTCTCTCGTAGTAGTGAGGGAAAATTTCCAGCAGTTCCTTTTCGGATACATCACGAATATATGGATCAAGTATCGGGAGGTTACCAATAGCATCTCTCATTGTAACCTTCTTTTCATCCATCGGAGGAAGTTGCCAATCAAAGCTGCAATCTGTGCGGGTCATCAATATGATTGCTCTCTCTCTTGTTTGAGGCACCCCATAATTGGCGGTATCTGCAACATTGCAATTGATCCTATATTGCCCTCCAAGTTCTTCCTTGATAATATCAATAATGCGTTTTCTCGCGCCAAAATAAAGTATATCCGTTTGCAAGAAAAGGGGGACATTTTCAATAAAGACGAACCGAGGTTTTATCTTTTGAACAAGTTTGACCACAGGAAGGAACAAAGTGTTTCTATAATCGTCAAGTTCTTGTCTGCCTGCTGTACTCATTCCTTGGCAAGGCGGTGTAGCCATAATAACATCAACATTGTTTGCTATTGCTATATCAGCTATCGATGATTGTATTTGCTCGTCAAAAATATCTCCGCAAATCATCTTTGAATGAGGATAGATTCTTTGGTACAAATCTGCTCTTCGCTTTATAAGTTCATTGGCAGCAACGACATCTATGCCAAGTTCATCAAAGTATGCTTCGGCTACCCCGATGTTTGCGAAAAGCGAGATGGCTTTAATCCTTTTTATCTGCTTTTTCATCTTTGGCAACCTCTTCTATTATGTATTGTAAAAGAAAATCGTTGATAGTCGTTTTCTTCTTGATTACTAAAATTTTCAGCTTTTCGTGCTGTTCGGGTGTCAAGCGGACACTAATTCTAACGTCTTTCATGTTAGACCTCCCAAAAATAGATATATCTATTATAACACAAATCAGCTCAAAAGTCAACGCCAAAACGCCAAGACGCCAAAAGTTTTTTGCGGTTTTAATTCTTTGTTGCAGTTCGGAAAAGCCAAACAAAAGCGGTTAAAAGAACGGAAGGCACTCCTATATATAGTGCAACCGCTCCTATCGGAGTGAAATAGCCCATAATCTTTTTGAGTTCAAGGAGCTGCGGAAGGTTTTGCCATATTGCAGAACCGATGGCAGAAAGGAATCCCCAAAAAGCTTGCCAAAAAACACTTATAACTTCGATAAAAATATCCATTATTTCCTCTTTGCTGATTTATTGATTTCTGCCGTCTTTTCGAGCAAATCTTCTTCCGTTGCTTTTGGATTATGCGTCATATATGTCATTAGTTCGTCCATCTGTGTGTCCTCTTGAAGAGCAGTCAATATAAGAACCATTGCATCCTTGTCCACTCCGAACAAGTCTAACCCATTCAACAAAAGTCGTTGCTTGCTTGTGAGCTCCATTACTTATTTCGCTCCTTATGTTTCTTATCAATAATCAAGGACAATTCTGCCCTTGGCTGCGGTCAGTAAGTGATTGAAGCATTCCTTGCGACAAGCCGTGAAATTCGCTCCACAATCGATTTTTCTTATCTTCTTGAGCATTTCCCTTAACTTGAAGAGAACCGCCACGATGTGCTTACAGTTGCCGAAATAGGGACATTCGCAAGCGATGTACGTTACCTTGCCGTCTTCATACTTGAAGTCGATCTCGTACCACTCCGAGCCAATGACATAAGCCTTGCCCATTCCGTTTTGAAGGGAGATGTATGCCACACGGTCGTGCTTGTAATAGTCCTTGCCCTTGAGCATTACGAGTTCGTCATCTATGAAACCCGATTCCTCAAAGGTAGCCAAGTCGATGTCGAGGTCGGCTTCGCCAATGCCCTCGTTGCCCTTGTATCTTTCGCCGATGTACATGGTGCAGAACTTTTCGGAGGTTAGGGTGCCGCCGAGCGAAACGATATCGTCTCCGATTTTCCTGTACTCCCCGGTCAGGTCTCGGTTGAGAACTGCCGTAACCCACTTCATCTCGAACTTGGGTGTCTTGAATGCCTTGAGTACCTTTGTGACCGTTCCAATCTGGTCTTCGAGCTTACCATCTACTGTTACGAGGTCTCCCACCTCAATGTTTTCTATTTTGCAAAGGTACGAGAGCTTGGAATCGTGCGAATCGAACTGTATCTCTACCAACCTCTTTGCGACTCTTTCTTCTTGCTTTTCTATGTTTTCCATTTTAGTCTCCTTTTGTTAATCGTCATCGAATATTTCATCGAGTATCATGAGCATTCCGATGTCTTCCCAAAAGTCGCTGTGTTCCTCATCCTTGGGAGGCATTTTCTTGCTTTCAATAATAGTTGCGTATTTGCGTTTGAACTCTCTTACCTTGGCACAATAGGGACAAGTGAGAGATTGCTTTTTAGGGTATGTTTTCTTGCATTTACGGCAAGTCCGCATCCCCTCTCGGAACATATCAAAAATCGGTTTTTTGCCTTGCATAGACTGCTTTATCGATATTGCTACGAGTATATAAATTGCTGTAATCGCTACGCCGAACAAGCCGACGGGCGGAAGAACGAAAAGGAATACGAGTGTCAATGCTCCAAAGAATGAAGCGAACACCGCCATGATTATAAACAGCACCTTTTTCGTTTTGCTATGCTTATTCATCGTTATCTCCGCTATATTGTTTCTGTATCGTTTCTGTGTATTCTTTTAGTTGATCTATAACCGAGTACGGTCCAACGACTTTGAGTCGTTCTCCAAAGGAACAGCACCACCCAAAGAACAGGGGGCTTACTTGTACCTCGGCGGTGAACCGTATCGTGTCATCACCAAGGGCGAGGATGCGTGTCTTTTCTCCGAAGAGGTCATAAACCGCATCTATCAAAGACCTGTTCATTTCAATTGTTACCTCGGTCGCTTCGCCAGAGAACATACCGAAGAGTTGTTTCTTATGCGTTGCAATGTCAAAGGCGAGCTCGTCCGGGGGCATCACCGCATGGTCTTCTACCATCTGCACCTGCTCCATTCGATCTATTCGGTAGTTGACCATTTTGTTGTATCGGTCATCATAGGTGACGAGGTAGTAGTGTCCGTCCGAGAAAACGGTTGCGTAGGGACTTACCACATAGTGATGTTTGTTATGGCGATAAACTCTCTTATGGTTCGTATCGTAGTCGAAGTAGTAGAAGATAATTTTCTGTCGGTTATTGATGGCAGTTACGATCTCGTTTACCGAGTAGTAGATGCTTTCGTTGCTGCTTTTGGTCGTATTGAACTGCACGATGTTTCTCTTGAGTACCAATCCCTTTTGGCTACCCGCAAGGTTGGCAATCTTGTCTACGAGTTCTTTAGTCTTTTTGTCGGTGATGAAACTCGCTGCCTGAATCGCATCCAAGAGGATATGAAGTTCCGCACTCGAAAAGCTGCGGTCTTCCACGTAGTATTTGTTGCTCCGTCCTCGGCGAGAGAGTATCTCGTATCCACATTCGTTGAGGAGCTTGATGTCATCGTATATCGTGGTTCGGTGGGAGTCAATTCCGCACTCGGAGAGTCGAGCAATAATCTCCTCCGTTCCCATTGGATGGTCTTCATCCGTCTCGGCTTGGAGCATCTCCCAAATCTTGAGGAGTCTAATTTTGTTGAGTTTTTCGTTTTTCATTGTTCGTCCTCCTTATACTGCCAATGCTTCGATTGCATGGAATTGGCGAGCTTTTTCTTCCTTGATTGCTTGTCTTACGAGCAGTTCCTCGTATTGTGTTCGGAACTCATCGGTCATTTTGTAAACCACGATGCCTGCTCGGAATGTTCCGTCATTGTTTTTCCTGAATCGTAGGCGAATAAAGAATTCGTCACCGCAGGAGCATTTTGCTATGGTCGCAAACTTGTCGCCGTTTTGCCGTACCCATTCACCACAGTAAACGGTTTCACCGCATTCATTGCAAACAAAAGCATTCAATTCAGGGGCTCTCATAGCATCGATTCGTTTGCCATAGCTCTTTCGAGTGTTTGCCGTAGCCACCTCGCCATCATCCTTTTTTCTCGGTTTCTTGAATGAGTCGTACATTTCAAAGCCGAGTGCCATGTCAAGGCAACGGCAGATTTGGGCGGTGTTTCGTGCATCATTCAGGGCATCGTGCGCTTCGGCTGCATCGAGGTTTAATCTCTCCATTGCCTCTCGGAGAGATGCCTGACGGTCTTCCTTGGAGATTTGGTTATTGTACATCGGCTGTAGGTTGAATGCTTGAGGTAGCCACGAGGTGTCGAGTTCGTGGATTGCCATATTGTCTTGGAGCATTCCTATGTCATCCCAACCCCACGTTATGAATACAAAGTCCGATCCGCACCATTTTTTGAAATGCGTGAGTGCTTGCCTAAAGGGAAAACCATACTGCAAGTCATCGGTATAAATATGGGTTAGTTTTGCTACTTTGGAGTGCATCCGCGTATAGAATTGTGGCTGTACCATAATCTTGAAAGTATCCACCACTTCAAACTCTTCATTGAGCTTTGCCGCTCCAATTTGAACAATCTCTCCTGTGAGTTTGATTGGCTTTCTTATCATGTATTTAGGTGCATAGGGTTGATTCCATTCCAAGTCCAAAACTATGTGCGTCATCTCGGTACTCCTTCCATTTTATGCTACTATTATACCACACTTTTTTCCGTTTGTAAAGGTTGAGTTGTCGGTTTACCGCTACATCTTGCAGTTTGTTGTCGGTTTTTCGCAACAATTAAATAACGAGGACGGTCCGATTGCTCGAACCGCCCCCGGCTGACTAATCAGCGGTTATTGGTATCAGTCTTCGTTGTCCTCCTTCGTTCCTTTTCCACCGTACTCGGTTGCACGAGTGAGGTCGTAAACGATGGCATTTTCCTCGGCTACGAAGATGCCCGGCACTTTATGAGTGAACTCGCTGTCTTGCCATGCCATAAGACGCACGATTGCAGAGTGTGCAGGTTTGAATGCCACGTTGATGACCGCTCTCTTTCCCGATGTCGAGGGCTTCGAGAAGAACTTTGCCGCGTCCTCATCATCAGCTGCACAGGGGGTAATCGCAAAGCTCTTCGTGTCTGCGTTCATCCAAAACTTGATGAATTGAGGGTTGCCAAGCTCTGTGGCGGTGTCTGCGTTGAACTTGAAATACTTGGGGGTGATGGAGACCGTAGACTCCGATGCGTTGCCTAAAACCTTAATAACCTTAAAACCTTTTAACATGATTGAATTCTCCTTGATTTTTAAATTTTACATATTTTTTTGAGATGCTCGATATCGATGAGTTCGACTGATGCGGGGATTGGCACAAATCCCGCAAGAGCGCCTTTTCGTATCGGCTTGTATTTGATTTTCTCTGGTCTTTCCTTTGCGGGATGAGACCTATTGCCACCGTTTCGGAATCGCTCCTGTACCTTGAGAAAGCATTCTCTTGTAACGATGGCGGGGTGGTAGTCCCTGATGATGTACTGTGCTGCGTGTCCTCGGTTCTTTATTACTCGGTGGTTTTCCGTGAACATATCAAGGGTCACCGTCTTTTGCATTCGCATCTCCCCACAGTATTTTTCGTTATGGAGCATTCCCGCGATTGTGCCGGGATTCCATACTGCCAACCCTGTGGGGGTCGGTACACCTTGGGCGGTCAGAGCCGCCGCTATTTCCTTTGTGCTTTTGCCTTGCAGATATGCCTCGAACATGAACCGAATGAATACCGCTTCCTCTTCGATGATGATGGTGTTGCCTTCTTCATCGTATCCGTAGCCCATAACAGCCCACATATTGTTTACGGGGATTCCTTTCTTGAATCGCCGTCTGTATGACCATTTGAGAGCTTCGGATTTTTGCTCCGATTCGCCCTGTGCGACCGTACTCAAAAGGGTGAGCATTGTCTCGCTCATGGAGTCGAGAGTGTTGTATCCGTTCATCTCAAAGTACACCCCCACGGGAGGCTTTAATGCTTTGAGCAATCTCACGTAGTGAATACAGTCCAAGGTGTTTCGTGCAAATCGGCTGATGGATTTTGTGATGATGAGGTCTATTTTGCCCGCCTTGCAATCCTCAATCATTTCGAGAAATCTTTTGCGGTGTGCGGTCGATGTACCTGATATACCACGGTCGGCATAGACATCTACGAATTCCCAATTTTCGTGTTTCTTGATGAACTCCACGTAGTTCTCGACTTGGAGGACATAACTCGACTCTTGGGATTCCTCCTCGGTGCTTACTCGACAGTAGGCTGCGACCCTCAATATCTTGTTCGTGTTGTCGAACACGAATTCTTCCTTTGGGGGTATTACCTCGATCTCGTAATTCCTCTCGGAGTATGCCTTTTGTATTCGTTCAGCGGAAGCAGAACCTTTATGTTTTCGTCTGCGCTGTTGCAATAAAATCACCCCCTCTCCCACCCAAGATTTGAGTCGCCTTTGCTCCGAGTGAGGTAAGATGAGGGTTAAATATTCGCCGTGATATTAGTGCCATCTATCGCTCATTTTTCGTATGAGTCAGTTGCCGAATTTCCCTCCGTAATAGCATACCACATTGGCTGTGGGCTTTCTACCGATTCCGTGTTAATATAGACGATTTTTGCTTTATTTTCTTCGATATGTTCACTGTACTGCTGTATTTTGTACTTTCGAGTTTCGCTCAAAACTCACTTTTGTCCCAAGGTATTTTAGGGAAGTGAGGGCAAAAAAATAAAGGCTCTCTCGGTCGATGATGACCGAAAAAGCCTTATTTTATGGGGAAACCCCCTTATTTTGCTTGTTTTAAGCCTTATTCCGTGTGAGACAAACCAAGCTTTCGACATGCCCCGTTCTGGGAAACAGAT